CACTTCTTCATCAGTTCTTCGTTTCTCATTTGAATTTTCTCCTCTTTGAGACGTATCTAATGACTATTTATAAAAACTCTTATTTCGCGAATGCGCGGTCCAGAACAGAAACATAGTGCTTGATGGATTCGTCAAGGACGGGCGCTTTCGCTTCTTCCTCAAGAAACTCTGTCTCGTCCGTTGCAGGTGCAGCCGCCTCGGTGAAAAGGCTTTCCTTCAGCGCTTCGACCTTCTTTCTGTAGTCTGTGACAGACTTGAAAGAAACGCCTTCAGCAAGAACGGAAAGTTTGTCAGCCTGGGTCTCTGTTAGACCTTCTGCAATGTCGTCAAAAGCTGCTTCGATTTCCAGCTTCTGCTTTTCTTCCTTGAGATCCATCATTTCTTCAACAAGATCGTTGTATTTCTTGTTGGACTCCTCAAGTTGTGCTTCGACTTCGGCCAGCGCGTCAACGCCTTCCTCGTCAAGTTCGATGTTGTGCTCAGAAACAAGACCCTTGATGCCGTCAAGTAGAGACTCAGCGACTTCAATCTTGATGTTGCTTTCGATAGCAACTTCGTTTGCTTCCATCCAGTTCTCGACAACATAATCAAGATACGAATCGGCCTTTTCGGTCAGTTCGTCAATCGCTGCTTCAACTTGCTCTGCGAGGTCGTTTTCAAACTGTTCTTCCAGTTCTGCGGTCTTTGCAGAAACCTTTTCGTGAACAGCCGCTTCGAAGATTGCGAGTGTCTTTGTCTTGAAGTCCTCAGAAAGATCGGTACCTTCAAACAGACCTTCAAACGCTTCTTCAAGGCTGAATTCTTCTGTCTCGGCTTCTTCTTTCATGCCAACGTCATGGGAACCCTGTGGCGTCTTGACACCGTTCTTTTCAACGGTCTCAGGCGAACCGTCGATAACCTTCTTTTTCAGGTCCGCGCGACGCTTCTTGACTGGGCCGCCAGCTGGTGTAACAGCGTCTGGTGCAACAGAAGCTTCGCCAGTCGCCTTCTTTTCTTCTAGGTTTTCTAGCTCTTTGCTCATGTGATTTCTCCTATTGAAGTGATATTCAATTACACTTATTTATAACATTCAAGATTTCGATAGGGATTTCAAGAATTTTTCAAAGTGACGTGCTGCCTGCTCTTCCAATTGCTTGCGCGAGACTTTCGCAACCTGCTTGACTTCTTCTTCGATTTCGTCAAACGTGTTTGCAACAGTCCAGGAAGATGATGCAACGTCATACACCCATTCAACACCTTCTAGAATACCTTTCACGAAAGCGTCTGGTGCGGATGGATCAGCAACGATATCGCCCGCTGATGCGAGCATGAAGTCGTTCTGCACTTCCATGATGCCTTCCGAGTTCTTACGAACAGAACCCATACCGCGAGAGGAAATACCAAGGTTCGCACCTTCATCAATCAGGTTCTTGATAATCACACCCATAGGTGTTCCCATGACCTTTGCCTTGCCGACGATGTTCGAACCCTCGGCTTGCAGATTGGTGAACATGTGCGAGACGCGATCAAGGTTGATGGTCGGACCACTTGGGTGGCCTAGTTCGCCATATGCGCGTTTCTTGGAAACATAGTTTTCGTTGTATCTTTCGACCTCACGTTTCAGAACGTTGCCTGGATAGATACGGCCGTTACGGTTCTTGATATCACCTTGCATGATGATACCTTCGATGTAGTAAGACTTCTTGCCAGACTCGTCCGCTTCTGTTAGGTAAGATACATCTTCTACCAGTTCTTTAATGAGTAGTGACATATTTCTTTTCCTTATCCTGCATAAGCTACCGAGGTGCAGAGAATGGCGACATTAGCTTCAATCGTGTCCGTCGGCGCCTTTTTGATGTAGTCGACCGTTGCGGCAGGCATGGTGAAAGAACCGATTGTGGTGCCTTCGCTGTCTTTGACCGCCACCACTGCCGCCGACGCAGCATATGCTCTGACAACAGTTGCACTAGACACTGTGTTAGCGGCCGTGACAGAAGCTTCAACGGAAAGTGGTTTGACGATGCGTGACATTACATGGCCTCCTTAGCGAATTGTAGGATTTCCTTGAAACCCTTTTCGCTTTCCATCATGCGCGACTCCATACGCTTACGGTTAGAACCATTCAATTCCTTGAATAGTTCTTTCAGCGCGGCCTGGTCGTCCTCTGAGAGTTTGACAGACGATCCGTCCTTGAGTTTCATGGATGATGCGATCTTGGCTTCGAAAATCATTTCTTCTTTCATCGCCTGCTTGGTCGCCGTCGCATACATGACGTTCTTCCAATCATCACCGTAACGCTTCTTGAAGTCTGCCTGGTTTTTCTTCATCGACTTCACGATTTCTTCGCGCTTCTTCATACGCGCGTCGGACATTTCGTCAAGTTCGATGCCTAGATCAGCTTCTTCAAACGATTCCAGGAATGCGCTTTCTTTGACGACCTTGATGGATTTCCACTTGTTCGTCTTGGCTGCCTTCCAATGTGCATCGTCTGCCTTTTTCTTGTCGTCATAGATGCCAGACTTGAAACGTTCACCGTCTTTGGATACCATGACTAGGCGGTAACCTTCGTAAACGATTTCGTCCTCGGGCTTCTCACGGTCGGCCTTACGCGATCTGTCTTTTGCTGTTTTGCCGCCAGTTTCTTGCGCGTCGGTCGCAACAGGATGGTCGATAACGTCCACGCAATGTTTCGCGATAAAACGTCTTTCGTCCGGCGACTTCGGCGGATTCACTGTCTCAGCAATGATTTGCTTCAGCGTTTTCATTGTTCGGGCTCCCCGATTGGTGATTAGCACTCGTCCTCGTCATCCTCGTCGTCGTCAGACTCATCTTCCTCGTCATCCTCGTCGTCGTCAGACTCATCTTCCTCGTCGTCGGATTCCTTGGCTTCGAACATGTCGTCATACTTGGCGCCGATTGCTGCTTCCATCTTCTCCGACATAATGTCTGAGAAAAGAGATTCAAAGCCAGAAGCGTCCTTTTCGTATGCCTTGTTGATTAGGTCTTTGATGCTCATTTGAAATACTCCTTGGTTGAATTTGTCGTCCTATTTATCAATATTGCGTCCTTACTGGAATCCGCCGCCTTCGATTTCTTCCTCGTCGGGCTCTTCTTTTTTCTCGGTTTCAATCTGCTTCTTGATTTTATCAATCTCGTCCTCGGTCATGTAAAGGACACTCTTGCGGACCCACTCTTTCGAGTAGTATTTGCCGGTGTATTCGTCAAGATCACGAAGCAACGTAATTCGGTTCTGAAGTATTTCAGCGAATTTCAGTTCTTCGAAGTGGTTGTCCTGCATGAAATTGTAACGCAGGTTCTGCTGAATAGAGGGCCACTCCTCAGGTGTAATGACGCCTTTCAAGATCAACTGCTTTTCAAGGCACTTGTCAAATAGAATAGAGAAGCGCGCTCTTAGGCGACGAATGAATTTCGAAAACTTCACTTCGTCGCGTGAGATTTCGGATGCACGACCAAGCGAGAATCCGTTTTCCGCTTCCATTCGCGTGATAGGCACTTTCAGCGCGCGGTATAGACGCTTTTGGAAATAGAGGATGTCCTCCATTTCGCCCAAGTTCTGACCGCCTGGCAATGTCGTGATTTCGGTACCTTTACCGCCTTCGCGACGTGGCAACCAGAAGTCGTCAGTCATGGACATATGGCGTCTGTCGTCTTTGACCTCGCCGGTCTCCATGTTGTAGACAAGACGGTTCTTGTGCTTCGCCATCATGTCGCGGAGATATTGTTCTGCCTTCATCTTAGGCAGGTTACCAACGTCAATGTAGAAGATACGGCGCTCAGGTGCGCGTGAGATACGATAGATCACAACCGCATCTTCCATCATTCGCAACTGGTTTAGAGGCTTGTAAGCCTTGTGCAAATGTGATAGAACAAGAGTGTTGTTCTCATTTAGGATGCCCGAGTTGCAATACACGATAGAGTCCTTCGCAATGCGTAGACCGGTCGTGTTCGTATTCGTCGGTGCCATCGTCTGCGGTGTGACACCAAGGTTGTTGAAACCTTTGTCGTTATAGATGTAGTATTCGTTCTTGATTCTCTTGACGAAGCCGGCGTTGCCGTTGTTCTGAACATTTTCTTGGTGATATTCACGAATCTTGCGCAACTTTCGAGGATCGATGTATCTAAGTTCTTGAATACCTTTCTTCGGGTTCTTTTCGTCAATCATGACGTGGTAGTTCAAGCGACCGTCAACATACCACTTCTGGAAAATGTCGTAGCCCTGGTTCGAAAAGTCTAGAAGCTTCAGGACGATATCGAATTCTTCGCGAATGCGCTTCTTGATGTTGTCGGACAATTCGAGGTCGTCAGTCACACACTCGACCACTTTCTGGTCGTCGGTGATGTTGATGGCCTCGTTAACGATATCATCAACCGCCATTTCGACTTCGGGTTGTTGCAACATACCGCGACAACGCTGGACAAGTTCCGCTTCAGTCTTGGCAGTGCCTTCAAGGTCAATGAAACTCGAAACCGCGCCGCCAGCGGCAGCAACAGTTACAGCACCATCATCCGTCTGCGGTTCTGCAAACGACTTGATGTTCTGGTTTTCTTCTTTCTTTCTCTTGATTTCAAAACCAAACAGTTCCACGATATATCCTTTCTACCCACAAGACAGAAAGGGGCTAAGCGCCCCTTTCAATTCGTTCATTCATTAGGCGTTTGTAGAAGCGTTTCCAGTAACGCCGCCGGTGACTTCCCACCAGTCATATTGGAACGTAACGTCAAAACGCTCAATGTCGTCTGTCGTGTCCCAGTCTGTCACGATAGGCGCGACGTTAGAAGGAAAGATGCCGTTGAACGTGTATGTGCGCAATTCAACACCCGTCTTAGAGAATTGCGTGATCTGTGCTTGTGACTTGTATTCAGCAGGCGCTGCGGATGCGAGTTGTCTCAGGTTGCCCTGGTGCGAGTTGATTGCCGCCATCCATTCTTCCATCGCGTTACGAATGAGGAAGTCCTCGTCGTTCATGACTGTGACTGTCCATTCTGCGAACGTGCGGTCACCTGCCATCTTGATCTTGCGACCGAAGTAAGGGATTTCGATAACACCCATTGTCGATTCAGGGATCGATGCCGCTTGAACCATAAACGGTGTTTTCAGGTCTGCAATTCCGTTGATAGGGTTCGTAATCTGAACCTGGAAATGAGACGCCTTGGCACCGCCGAAAGTCAATTGGCTTTTGATTTCGTTTACGTTGAAGGCCATTTATTGTTCTCCTTGTTAACACCATTCATGGTAATCTGCTTCGTTGTATTTATATGATTCGGACACTTCGTCTGAATAAATAGCCTCACTTGCATTCCGCGAGACAAGAGGGAGCTATTATGAACAAGACACTAGAAATTCAAAAACGTCTGTCCGATCTGGGATACGATCCCGGTCCGATTGACGGCATTCGGGGTCGTCTGACTATCGCAGCGATCAAAAGATTTCAGGCAGACAAAGGTTTGACTGTTGACGGCATCGTAGGACCAAAAACCTCTGCCGAGTTGTTTGCAACCAATCTAAGCAGCGCAAAACCAACGCCGCCTGCTGTGATCCAAGGCGCGCCTTGGATGGACCAAGCGTATCACGTCAAAGGTCTACACGAACGCAATCCTCGTATCAAGGAATGGTTAAAGTCTGACGGTTCGACCGTAGGCGACCCGGCCGAGATTCCTTGGTGTGGCGACTTCGTTCAAACCGCAATCGCTTTGACGCTTGACAACGAACCGATTCCGACGAATCCATACCTAGCCGCAAACTGGACCAAGTTTGGTGTAGAATGCACACCACAATACGGTGCTGTTCTCGTTTTCTGGCGCGGTTCGCCGTCGTCTTGGAAAGGTCACGTCGGTTTCTATGTTGGTGAGACTGCGACCGAGTATCACGTTCTCGGCGGCAACCAGTCCAACGCCGTTACAGAAACTTTCATCTCCAAGAGTCGTCTCAGAACGGGCGGTATTCGATGGCCAAAGACAGTGTTCAATCCTAACGGACGACCTATTCTGGTTGACCGAAAAGGACGACCAATCTCAACCAACGAAGCATAAAAAAGGGGGCTTGCGCCCCCTTTCTTTTGGTGTTATGGTCTGTCTTAGAATTGACCGACGATTTCGTTGAATTCCACACCGGTGCGAACAGCGACGAAGTTCAACTGGATGAAGTTGATAGAACGTGCTGGTTTGATGTAGATACCACCAACGAAGCGGTTGCTGTCAATGACTTCAGGTGTGTTGTTCGTCGTGTCGCAAACAACGCGGAAGTCAAAGATACCGCGACGACCTTGAACGTCTCGTAGGAAAGGTTCGACAAGGTTACGGAATTGAGCGCGAGTGAATTCGTCGTTGAATTCGAACAGAGTAGACTTCGCAGCGATAGCGATTGCCTTCTCCAGAACGATGAACAGACGGCGAACGTTGATACGATCAAACGCGGACGGGCGACCGAGGAACGTCTTGTCGCCAAATAGAACCGTGCCCTGGCCAGGCTGTGTGACAACCGGGTTGACATAGTTCTTGTAAAGCAGGTCACGTTCCGAACGGTTCGGGTTCAAAGCCAGTTTGACGATGTTCTTGATCGAACCGCGATTGTAACCTGCTGGTGAGAACCATGGGTCACGAATGTCGTCTGTGCGAGCGCAGAGACCCGCAATATCGCCGTTCAGCGGCACCCAACGGTAAACGTCAGCATACTTGTCATACTGGTATTTGTAACCAGAGTCAACGACTGCGTAGGACGATGCGGATAGAGGTGAATAGTCAACACCTGTTACGCTGTTTACAATGTTCTGCGCTGTGTAGGAGTTCACAGAATCGAGTTCTGGTGTGATGAACGCCACAGCATCTTTGCGATATTCTGCCACGTTGTCGATGATGTAGTTAGACAATGTGTTACTCAGCGGGTGGCCCAGGATGATAAGAGAAATATCAACATCCTCAGAGTTGCGGAACATGTCGTATCCGTTCGCCAACGCTGAAATGTTGTTGTTAGAAGTTTCCTGGTCGCCGTCGGTACCACCTGAAAGTGTTTGGTAACCATTGCCTGTAGGCACAGTTGCACCGCCGCGAACAAACTTAGAACGCTGTTCAAGCACTTCTTTCCAGGAGTTCGTAGAACCGTCAAGGTTCTTCGCGCCTGAGGCCGTAGAAACACCATCGTAGACTTCAAGAACCGTTCTTGGTGTTCCTGTGAATTCGCCGCCTTCATCCGACACAACGATGTGCAAAGTGTTTGCTGCTGGTGCTGCGTCAAACAGGTTCGCGTAACCCCACTGAGAGGCCCATGTGGTGTCTTGATAATCTTGTGCAGCGATATATTTCGTTGCGAAAGAGACGTTTGTGGTGTTTCCATCAACCGTCGCTTCGGTGACTAGCAGTTCTTGGTTGCCAATCTTGACGATATCGCCTACTTCAACAGTGACGTTGTTGGACGCGAAAGTGCCTGTATTGCTTGATGCGTTGATTGACAGCGATACTCCGCCGCTGTTTGCTTCAGCGAAGGAAGCGGAGTCGCAGAAGGAAACCTTCAGAGAGTTACCGAGTGCGCCTGCATACGCAGCGTCGAAGTTTGCTGCTGTTGCGGTGTTTGCGCCGTTGTCAACGCGGACAACATATAGAGCGTCGCTGTAAGACAGGAAGTTTGCCGCAGCAAACCATGTCTCGTAGTTCTGCCATGTCGTGTTCGCATATGGTTCACCAAAGCGAGAAACAAGTTCTACTTCGGAAGAAACCAGGATGCGTTCTAGTGTTGGACCCCAACGGAACACACCTGCAATCGCGCCTTCCGTAGTGCCCACTGCCGGCACAACGGTCGTTAGGTCAATTTCGCTAACGTTCACGCCTGGGCTAAGTTGAAAAGCCATTTGAATACTCCTTGCCTATGATTACAGATTTCAAATCTTGTCTGATCTATTTATAAAATAGGCACCTTGGCATTAGTAGTTGAACCAAGAATCCACGATTCGCTGTGGAATCTCTGGTTCATCGAACATTTCGTTGTTGACGGAGAATCCGAGAGGCAACATGCTTTCTTCCATCTGCTCTTCGTTTCTCTGTTTCAATTTCGCCATTGTGTTGATATCGGTAATTTCTTTGAAGAAATTCTGGTCAGACAACCAACCGAACAACACAAGACACATGACCAAGTCGTCATGACAACCAGGTTCTGCTTCGTATGAGACGCCCTTTCGCGAGAATGTAGACAGTTCGTTGATGGTGTGGAAGTCGTGGATGATGAGCTGATCTTGTTCGACCATCATCTTCAGCATGTTACAACCGATGGCCTTGACTGATTTGGTGGTTCGAATACCCTTGTCAACGTTTCGACCGAAACCGCCTGAGATTCGCTTGCCGGACCGACCTGCGTTCTCGGTGAACATGAGCGTCTCAACCTCAAAGTCGAAGTGCAAGAGTTCTGCGACCTGTTCCCCGATATCGTTGACTTCGATCAAGGCATATGCGTCATTGTATTCCTTGATGGTTCGATAGATGTATTCGGCGTAGTCGATTGGTGTCACCATATTGTCACGGAAAGAACAGACCAGACGATACGGCATTCTCGTTACGTCAATAACCTGGAACGCTGAGTAGTCAAGACCTTTGCCGCGAGATACGTCGACCACACAAACGTAGGTGTGACCTTCTTTGACGTTCTCGTAGACGGAGAAACCGTCGCGTTCCGCAAGAGGCGTCTTGATAACCAGGTCCTTGAGTTTCGAACCATCGATAAGCGTGCCGGACGAACCAAGAAACTCACATTCAAATTCTTGTGCGAATTTTTGAACATCGAAGTCCATGGATGCAAGTGTGTCTTTCTTCCACGCTTCGTCGCGACCTGGCACTTCTTTCCAAGGCACTTCGATGTAGATGAAACCGTTCTTGCCAACACGGGTAGGTTCTTCGCCAAACTCCGGCAGAGACACCTCTTTTGCGCCTTCACATGTCTTGTAGAAGTGGTTCAGACCGTTTGGTGTAGACGTGAACAACATCTTGGTTGTGGTACCAGATGAAATAGTAGGCAGAACCGATGCAAAGAATTCGTCCCAGTTTTCCACGAACGCCGTTTCGTCAATGTATAGAAACGAAACCGACTTACCACGGATAGCAGACGATGATGTTGCGGCCGCAAGGATTTTGCAACCGTTCTCGAATTCGACCGAACCCTTGTTCCATTCGACAACACCTTGTTGCAACCACTTAGGCGAAGCTTCGTAGGCGATCTTGATACGGTCCAAGATTTCTCGGGCCGCGTCACCCTTGTTCGCGAGTAGTGCGACTGTCTTGTGGTCGTTGAATAGGACGTAGTGTAGAATCACAGCGACCGCGGTCGTCGTCTTGCCTGCCTGGCGGGACGTGTTCACCACAACACGGCGATGTTTCGTGATACACCTTGTAATGTCCTTCTGATATTCATACATTTGAATAGGTATCAGACCGTGGTCAACGTGAACAATCTGAATATATTTCTCGGCAAAGTAGATCGGGTCTTCCGCACACTTCAAATACTCAGCGACCATGTCCTGAGTAAATTCGATAGGCGTGCCCTTACGCTTAAGCGCGGTATTGCCCAAATATCCCCTGTCAATTGATCTTGTCATATCTTACTCCAATTCGGGAATTTTTCACTTTTCAATCTAGAGCAGACCGTTTGTTGCGAAACACCAAATTCTTCTGCAACCGTTTTCAGACCCAGATAAATTTTTCCTTCTATTAGATATCTTGATCTTTTCGGAATTTTTATTCCGCCATTTTTTTCCACGGTTTTTCTCCAGGACTCTTTTCTTTTTCTTTTGGTTTCTTCCGAATCCTTTTTGCCTTTTCTTTTTTCGGCGGCTATTTTACTAGCCTCTAAAGCGAAATATCTTTGATTTGGATGGTGATTTTTGTTTTGTGTTCTTTTCCGTATGTGTTCTTCGTCTTGTTTTTTGATATAAGGTCTTCCAGAAATGTTTTTGTTCAACCAATTATCTTTGTTCAAAACGTTCATTCTTCGCAACACATCTTTTTCCCATTTAATAGCCCTTTTTGCATCACCGAACGTCTTTCTAACCTGTATTACATCAGGTTCGCCGTATTTTTCTCTTGCTTTTTGAACATATTTCGAAGAGGTGTAGTAAGACTCCCAAAGGTCATTAGTATCGCAATCCTTTGAATAACGAACGCCGTAATACCAAAGGTTCTTTTCTTTCCATCCTATTAGATATGTGTATGGCATAGAGTTTTCTCCTTTTTCTCTATACCTATTTAGTAATTTGTTGCCTTTGTGAACGATTTATTTTTGATCTTTTTGGCGCATTTCCTTTATCATCTGTTGCAACTCTGCTGTCGAACCGACAAACAGGTTATTCGTGACCTTACCTGGTTGTTCTTCTGACGACCGGTTGTTCAACGCGTCGTTTTCGCGCTTCTTCTGTCCCATCGTGACCAGGTCTTTGTTAGCGTCGACCAGTGTTTTCATGATGGTGGCAATGACCTCGTAAGCGCGCGGATGTTCGGACGCTTTCGCGATATCGATCATGTCCTCCAGCGCCTGTGTGCCGCGTTCAATCACGTTGTAGAAATTTTCTCGGGCATACTGGTAGTCGTTTTCTTTCTCTTGGTCCGCGTCGTTTAGGATTTCTGCCTTGACGGGTTCCATGATTTCTGCCTTACTGCTTTCCATAGGTTCCAGACCCAGGCTCGCACCAATCTTATCTTCTGTCATTACAAGTACTCAATCGTTACGATATAGGCCCAATCATCATCAATACTGATATCAGCCCAATCAATGCTGTTGTTTACGTCTGTTGTCGGTTCGCCGTTCGCGGTCAGACCTGGTTGGACCGTGACGCGCTGGAACGGAGTGTCAGTTTCGAGCGATGAATAGACGTTCGCTTCGACAAACTTGATGATCTTCTTATCTGCCGTCGGCCCGAAGAAATACGCTTTCATCGTGAAGTTGAGCGTCCAGATCAAGGCGCGACGTTCTTCAAACGAACCTTCATACACGTCCTCTTTCGTGACCGAGTTCAAGACAATCGGAATATCGACCGGATCGAAACCTTCTAGAAGTTGAACCGAAGGTGTGACCTCGGGTCGAAAGAACGGTAGAATCTGTTCCAGAATCTTCATACCGTCCTCGTTGTATTTCGCCATGATGTTCAACTCAAATTCGATATCATATGGTACCGGCGCATACTGAGTCGTGAGAGAGCCTGCGCTGGCGGACCCGCGCGTGAGACGTGTTAGACTGGTCAACTTGCGGTCCGGATTGTATGCCATGTTCATGATTTCAAACGACATACGCGGCAGAGTAATCGCTGGTGCGTCCAACTCGGGGTCTTGTTCAAGTCTTGCTAGAAGCTTCTGCATCGGCGCGTAATTGATGGGCACCTGCATACGCTGAACGGTGTTGCCATCCGCGTCTTTGCGTGATATCTTGATATCGTTGAAGTGTGTGCCGAAAACAGCCACATACTTCCTTGTCGTCTCATTGTAGAATTCGTTGCCATACATTAGTAAATGTCCTCACCGAATGGATTCGATTCAGAGAAGTCAAGAATAGCATCTGCTTCTGTCTCAATCGTGAAGTTGTCCGCGAGTGTGTCAACAGTCTCCACATTCGCAATCGCGGTGTTGGTTGTCGTTCGCAATGCGTTCCATTTGAGGTCGATAAACTCGTAACCCGTTTCGAACCGTTCGTTTGAAAACTCGAATAGTTCGCAACGTAGGTCGTAAGTCTGGAGACTGCCCAATTGATAGAACACCGCTTCGTGTTCAACGTGCATGACTTCGAAAATCTTGTCATTCAACGGAAAGTAGATCAAGTCGCCTTCGCGAGGTCTCACCGCAATCTGTGCGTCATTTGCTGCAACCTCTTGGTTGAAGATGCGTTGCGCGACGGTTAGTATCATGCTGTCGCGAATCTGTAGACCAAACTTGGACAGGAAGTCGCCTTCTCCTTCGAAACCGTCAACAGATTTCACATACATTTCCAGCATGTATGCGTCACGGAAGATGGGCAAGTCGTCCTCGTTTAGAAGGTCGTCTTTCGCACCCAGAACGCGGGGCATATACCATGTGTCCACACCGTAAATCTTGATCGATTCAACGATCAAGTTTTCGATGAGCTCTTGCTCCATGGAGTTCTGGTAGTTCTCAAAGTAGAAATTGCGGGCCACGGGATTATCCAATCATGTCTGATACCGGCAGAGAATATGAGCTAATCATTTCCTCTTCCAGTTTTTCGATTTCCTGTCTTGCGTCATTCAAGATTTGTTCGCCGTTGAATTGAACGTTGCCCGGCAGGTTCATGCCTGTAAACTTGGTCAGGTTAGAACCCCACTGATACTTGATCTTTGCCGTGGCATAACTCTGCAACCAACGATCTTTCCAAACGTCAGTGTAAGTCTGCGGATCAACAATCGTGTATGCTTCAGCGACGATCCAAGAACCCACTTGCAAACGATCCCAGTCTGTGTCAATATGTAGACGGTTCATGTGTCGGTTGTAACGAATCGGTTGCATACCAACCAGGATTTCTTCCATGAATTGTAGGTGGGTCATACTCATGTAGAAGTTGACCAGTTCGTAGGATGCAATTTCATGAATGTGATTGAGCACGAATTGATACTGTGCGCTGAACATGTTCGTCGGAGACAGATATGATAGGTTCAACGGAAAGATGTTCACGACACCGATGATGTTCTCAGGAATCGTGATGTATCCGTTGTCTTTGTCCTCTTGTGTAACCTGCTTGCGAAAGAACGTCTTTTCTGTGCCG